GATGATTGCCGTCTCCCTGGGCGCCTCGGCCAGCAGGATGTCCAGCGCCCGCAGGTCGGTGATCCGCTGTTCCGTGCCCTGCCAGGCCCTGGCCACCTCAGCCGGGGTCCGATTGTCCAGGCCGCGGTGCCTGTTCTGATGGTAGATGGCCTCGCACCAGCGGTCGCACAGCACCTGCAGCTCCTCGGCGGTCATGCTCACCGCGATCGGCTCAACGTCCGCACCGGGCTCGCCCCGCCGCATCAGCCGGTCCGCGAATGATCGGCGGGCCTCGATGGCCTTGCGGTCGGCAACAGAGTGGCCGATGTAGCCCGGCAGCAGCTCAACGATCCCATGCGAAAAAGTCTTGAACGCCCGCTCGATGTGCGGCTTGGCCTCCGGGGTGAAGGGAGGACATAAGATCTGCTCGATGCGCAGGGCCTCGAAGATCCCCACCAGGTGCTTGGATACATAGTCCGAGCCGTTGTCCGTCTTGACCGTTTCCGGCACGCCCCAGTCGATGATCGACCGGCGCACCAGGGCGGCCACCGCCGTGGCCCTTGAGGTTTTGGACACCAGCAGCTTCAACCGGCGGGTGAAGACATCCACCACCCCGATCACGCAGTGGCGGCCATCGGTGAGCAGCACATCCGCCGGCGTGGAGTCGAACTCCCAGCGCTGGTTGACCCGCTCGATCTGCTCGTCGGCCGTGCCGAAGGCAAACATGTGCTTGCCCTTCCAGGCGTCCGGGTTGGCCATGAACAGGAGCAGGCTCTTGTGCTCGATCTTCCAGCGGTTGATAAAGCGGCGGATGGCGCTGAGGTTCGGGGTCTGGCCGTTGTAGCGGGCCTGCATTCCGTCGCGGATGACATTGATCGTGCAGTGCGGATGCGCCACCAGCATAGAGACAGCGAAGTCCTGGTGCTCCTTGGCCAGGGAGGTGGAGCCCTTTTTCGGGTTGCAATAGCCGTTGACCAGGGCGAGCATGCCGCCGTGGTTGAAATCGCGCTGCCAGCGCAGGATGGTGGAGACGGAAACGCTCGGGACGTGGATCCGGACCTGCTCCGGCATCTTGATATTGCCGTCGTTGTAGAGCCTGGCAAACTCGGCGATCCCGTCTTTCTTCCGATCCACTGCCGCCGCCTGCAGGTAGCTGTCGCAGGCCCGCAGCACGTCGCGGCGGGCGTAAGCCACCGCCTGCTTCTCGGCCCGGAGCTGGGCGAACGCGGCGTGCTGTCGCTCCCTCCTGATGCGCTCGACCTCGGCCTGCTCGGCCCGGTCCTGTCGGCCCGCCCTGGCCTTCTCGATAGCCTCTGCCACCGCCGGCGCTACGATCATCTGCCCGCCGGCGACCCGATACCGGACCACCTGGATCCGGACTTCGTCCGGCAGGTGGCGTAACTGGTATGATTTCACCGGCCCTCCCTGGGACTGGTCGGTAACGAACGGCCAGTGCTCGGCGCTTGCGCGCATATTGACCGCGCGTTTCGACACGCTCAAGGCCTCGGCAATCTCGATGGCGCTGACCCGTTCCATGGCCTATCCCCGCAGGCTGGTGTGGTCGGCCATCAGGGCCTTGAAGGCCGCGTTCATCTCCGCCGGGCTCTCGTGTTCTGAGTGGATAGCCCACAGATCATTGCGCAGCCACTTTTCGACCGCCACCACCTTGGCGTTCATCCGGAAAATGCTGAATCCAGCCTTCTGCAGCTTCTCCCGATCGGACAACTCCATGGCGCAGCCTGGCTCCAGCGCCTCCGGCCCCGCCTCTGCAACAAACTCGGTGACCGTAAGCAGTGCCTTGTGGCACGACTTACGCGAGGTGTGCCGCCATCCTGCCCTGTGCTCGATACTGATCTGTGTCAAAAACTCCTGAAAGGCCGCGGTAAACTCCTCTGATTCAAACTCGGTGCGGTGCTCGCTGGGCTCGCGCACGGCCTGCTTGATGGCGACCTCCAGCTTTTCACCTTTGAACTGGAGCACCGCCTTCTTGACCGCCTTGGCGGTGATGGGGATGTTTTTGTCTTTCTCATTGCCCTGCGCCCGGGCAACCATGACCAAGTCCGACCACACCTTGACCTGTTCCTCCGGCTGCAGCCGGGCCAGCTCGCGGGCCTGCGCCTCGTTGGCCGGGAGGATGTCTATAATGGAACCATCGTCGGTTTTCTCAACAATTGTTGAGAGATTGCCGATGACTTTTGCTGACGCCTCCAGCTGAAAGGCCCGCTGATACGACATCTCCCACAGATCGCGGCAATAATCCTCGAAGGTCGGCCTGATCCGCCGATACAGCCTTGTCTCCCTGATCTCCGCCAGGGCCTGGCCAACCGCCACGAATCCGCGAAAGTTTTCCTGGATGATCTGTTCCAGCTCGGCCAGCCGCGCTGTTTCGCGGACTGACAAGGGCGCTTCCATCTCCATCAACTCCTGATCCATCTCCCCTCCTGCGATATGGTATTGGTTTGCTTATGCCGCTGCCTGCATGTCTGCCGGCAGGGCCAGGTATCGCACCGGGCAGCCGCTGTCCTTCAGGAACTGCAGGACCTTGCGGTTATTCTTTATCCCGTTCAGCGTCTTGTTGACGTAGGTCTGTTCCTCGCCGGTGGCCGCGACAATATCCTTCTCCCGCAGGCCCCTCCGGAGCATCCATATTTTGATCTGCTTGACGTTGCGCTTCATAGCTCTGCCTCCAGTTTCCGCATCTGCTCGCGGTGGCTTTTTGCCCTGTGGTAGTGCCTGGCCCAGGTCAGCAGCCTGGCGTCCTGGTCGCCGATAATCTGCCAGCCGAGCGGGCCTAATATCGCCCTGACCGGCTCGATGCTCCCGGTGGCCGCGCAGAAGACCGGCAGCGCCTTGATGCTCGGCAGATGCTCCTTGTCCTCTGGGTTGAGCCATTTCTCGAGGGTGGTAACCGCCAGCCGCTGCCCGCGCCCGCCGGCCAGGCAAACCCCGCACCGGTCCGCCAGCTCGTTCATCAGGTCACACAGCTCATCGCGGGACATCCCGCTCTCCTTGTAAGCCGTGGCCATTGCGGCCTTCACGTCCCGCAGCACGTTCAGCGTTGGCTGATTGAAAAGTTTCAACTGGCTGACCATCTCAACTCCTGACAAAGAACCCTCCTCGTGCTACTCTGGGCAAGGAGGGTCCCATTTCGCACAAGGGTGGGAAGATCTTGGATCTTCATGATACTTGACTGGCCGCCCGTTTGATGAAATGGAGGTGTACAACCTCCTTACCGATCATGCCGTATAGGTGGTCATCAGGTGAGCCGTCCAGGAAGAACACATGGACCACTCGCCCCTCATATTTTCTCAGGCATGCGGCCATTTCGCGGCTGTTTGTAACTATATCGCGCCGGCCGCAAACCATATAGCGGCGGCCGTAGAGGAATACACCTCGCTTAGTGACCTTTCTGGCTTCCATCTTATCACCGTCCGCCATCACCACCCTCCATCGTCCAAACTTTTTCACGCCCGGACATTGAACAAATCCGCCTGGTCGTGTACCGTCCTAACAGGGCAAGTCCTACTTATGACTCTGTTATATTATCCGTTTGCATAAAGTGTCAACAGAAAATTATTCGATTGGGAAAATAATAGAACGATTACAAGGTCTCGTTGACGACCTGGCAGGGAAGAATGTTAGCAAATTTGCTGAAATGGCGGGCATTAACGTCCAGACTCTTCATACTTATTTGAAAGGTAGGGCGCCAAGCACGGAAGCGCTTTTCAACATATGCATAAACTTAAAGGTGAGCACAGACTGGCTGTTGACCGGGAATGGCCCCATATATATAAATGGTGATGTGGTTGAGCAGCAGCCGGAGGCTGATCCGGAGATCGCCGACCTGATCGAGGGCGCGCGGAGGGTATTGAAGTCGGGGAACGCCGTGGCCTTTGACGCCCTGGAGCGAAACATCCGCTATTTTGACTTCGCCATCCAGCAGGAGAAGGATATGGCCGAGCAGAAGAAGACCTTGGCCGAACAGAAAACAGCCCTGGAAAAAATGGAAAAAAGACTGGCCGCCCTGGAGGAGAAAAAGAACTGTAACACCCCCTCCAACGAGGAGCCGTTATCGCGCAAAAAGGCAGTGTGATCTGGGTCCGTTTTTGACCTGAAATCCACTTCCCACTTTAGCTTTTTCTTAAATAGCCATTTTTTGTTCTAACTTGTTGAAAATCAGCTAAAATAAAAAGCACAACATTTAAACAACCCGCTTCCCACTTCACTTCCCACTTCGGACCCGAAAGTGGGAAGCAAAACAAAATAGAAGGATCCCTTCATGGACGATCTCGTCACCAGCGCCTGGGTAATTTTGTCCGGCCTGTTTGTCGCCACCCTGGTCATAGCCAACGCCGAAAATATCTATGCGCTTTCTAAGGGATTAGCTGGAAAGCGCGCAGTAAAAGAACATCGAAAGTCCGTCGGCTATATTGAGGAATCCCTCTCCCCTGGGGAAAAGATCGAGGTGATATTCAAACTGCACTGGGCAGCCTGGGCGCCAGTATATATATTAGTGGCTCTATCGTTGCTGACCTTTGGAATAACCCTCCCCATCGCGGCCTACGCCTGGTTGCGCCTGCGAAATATAGAGATGGGACTGACCAATAAAAGGGTAGTTATGAAGAAGGGCATCATCGGCAGGAAAACGGAAGAGATGCAGGTGGCCTCAATTGAAACAGTTGAGATGGATCAAGGAGCAGTCGGCAGGATCTTCGGCTTCGCCGCAGTCAAAATAACCGGCCGCGGCACAAGCAGCATTGTTTTCAAAACACTGAACAACCCACTCGCGGCAAAAAAGACCATTGAAAAATTTTGCCCTGCCTTTTCAACTGCAGAGTGAGTGTCACACCTTGCGTTAATTTTAAGCAAAAACGGCCGAAAACCAAAATCAGGTTTCACGGCCGCAAAATTTTTCACTTCTTTAATCAACCCTTAAATTCTGTGATTATTTCAAACTTTCCACAACTTTTCTCAAACCATTTCAACCTCACATCCCCATTACTCCAGGTTCCACACCTCATGACCCCTCACAGTTGGGCGGGTTGTTTTATTTCACTGGTGACCTGCCCTGTGGTCGTTTTGTCGGTCGTGATCATTTGGCACTTTGTTTTCATGCGGCCTTGGCCTGCTT